GGTGGAAGAGAGCGCTGCGACTAAGCCACGGCGACAACGTTTGCGCAACCCGCTCTTGCCTACGACTGTGCCGACGCTGGACCATTGGCGTTGCAACCAATGGCCGAGCGCCGCCTGGCGCAGGGCAAGCAGGAACGGCGAAGAAACGGGTACGCTTATCTGTCTTACCCTTGGTCGCGGGAATACCAACGCCTTCGCAGAAAGTAAAGTACCCCTGCGAGACGAAAGTCTTCGAGACGTTGAGGGCGGCGCCAACACACTCGAGAGCAGTTCCGTACTCTTGCAACTGAGCACGGAGCTCATACTCCGAGTATGTGACGCCGACCGCATCGTCTCCCCGGACGACAGCGCGCTGGAACGCGCTAGACGCCCACGCCGAAATCCAAGACAAGACAGTAAAGCTGAGGGGAGTGCCCATCGGACTTCCTCTCCTCCACAGCCAAGAAGTACACTCTCCTTCGGGCGAAGTGTACTCCCACTGATGGAGAGGATCGAGCCCCAGCGACGCCTTGGCGAGCGGCACATCCGAGAAACGGATGCGCTTAGCTGCCGCCAGGGCGTCAATGACTACCTCCACGACATCATGGTGGAGGCCGTCCGTCGCCTTCGACATGTCAACACTGGCGAACCAGCGGTGACATGCGTTAGGCAACGGAGGGAGGCTACCAGGGGCCAGCTGGGACGAGTCCCAGTCGGCGCCGGGCATCAAGTCGCACGACTCCCGGACCCAACTGCCCTCAACATAGTTGAGAGCAGAGGGGATACCGAGAGCGCGGTACTTGAAGCCTGGCGACCGCAAGACCTCGAGACGGCAGCAAGTAACGTCGTCGTAAAACCGACGGCGCCGCCGCAACTCGAGGACCCCCAACGCCCGGTAGCCCTCCATCATGGCATCTGTCCCCGGATCGCCAGACGCCCTCTCAGAAATCCTCCGGCAGGCCTGCAGGCAGAACCGACCGAGAGAATCCTGAGCGAACGCACGGTAACGTTCGACAACAGAGTGACGGAGTCTCTCGTAAGAGTCCCCGCCACGCCATGTCAAGTGTTTTCCGTGCATCCTCAATTGGGACGCACGGAGACCCGTGGACAGGAGGTAGCCATCCAGCCCGCCTTCAGCTGCAGGCAGCTCAAAGCAGGCGCTGGAACTCGAAGGCAAAGAGAGCGGGGTCGTCAGACGCCCTTTCTTGGCATTATCCAAGACGTACTGACGAACCGCTTTCAATGCCCAGTCCGGTGTGGTCTCCCTCCGTTTCGAATTCTCGATGACGGCACGTGCCTCCTTCTCCTCGCCCCGTTTCGGGGGCGGGGGGAGTGCACGTCCCATCCGCGAGAACGCGAAGCCGTCCAGAGGGTGCTTCCATGCCAACCTGTACAGACAATCGACGACATCCTTTCGGATGGCGACGTTGTCCTCAGGCTTAGGAGCATGGAGAGCACCCGCACGGACGACGTGGCTAAGTTTCTTCAAGGTCTTGCTAACGTGAATCCATCCGTCTGTACGACGGAGGTCACGCTCGCACCACTCATGAAGGAACCAAGCCACACGGAGGGAAGACCAACCCGCGTGGACAAGACCAGACCAACAGGCTGTCCAGGCCTGTTGACCAGGAGACGATCGCCTCCTGCGGTGACAGCCAGCACGAAGCTTTCGCGACGTGCTGCGCTGCTCCGCTGGGGAGGAACGCAGAAGAGACGGTAATCTCTTCCAGGTGTCCTGCTCCATGCGGG